TGGCTCTGCCAACGTTGTTTGGAGAGTTATGATTAACGAACATTTCTTGAAAGCGACAGCTAGTATATAATAGGAGGTATTTAATACTATGGCAATATCACGTAATCAACTAGTCAAAGAACTAGAGCCTGGTCTAAATGCACTATTTGGACTAGAATATAAATCGTATGAACAACAGTGGTCTGAAGTTTATACAACTGAGTCATCTGACAGGGCTTTTGAAGAAGAAGTTATGTTGTCAGGTTTCGCACAAGCAAGAGTAAAACCAGAAGGATCTGGAGTAGCTTTTGACAATGCGCAAGAAACTTTCACAGCTAGATACACTAACGAGACAATTGCTCTCGCTTTTGCTATCACTGAGGAAGCTATTGAAGATAACCTGTATGACAGACTTGCTTCTAGATACACAAAAGCACTAGCAAGATCTATGGCGAGCACGAAAAACGTTAAAGGTGCATCACCGTTAAACAACGGATTTGGAACTTTCCAATCTGGTGACGGTGTAGCATTATTTAGTGCGTCTCACCCTACAATTGCTGGAACTTTCAGTAACACGTTAGCAACTGCTGCGGACTTAAACGAAACTTCATTAGAGCAAGCGTTAATTGATATTAATGCGTTGACTGATGAAAGAGGTTTAAAAATTGCTGCTAAAGGAGTAAAAATGATTATTCCTTCTGCTCTGCAATTCGTCGCTGAGAGATTGATGAAATCTCAAGGTAGAACGTCTACAGCTGACAATGATATCAACGCAATCAGATCTATGGGTATGATTCCTCAAGGTTACAGAGTGAACAACTACCTAACTGACTCTGACGCGTTCTTCATCATTACAGATGTTCCTAACGGAATGAAGCACTTTAACAGAGCACCTCTTACAACTAAAATGGAAGGGGACTTTGATACTGGCAACGTAAGATACAAAGCTAGAGAAAGATACGTATTTGGTGTATCTGACCCTAGAGGTATTTTTGCATCACCAGGTGCTTAATCAGTAACTAAACAATTTAATGGGGCCGGACACAATTCGGCCCCATTTTTTTTGCAACTTATAAAAACTATGGAAAAACCCTACAAAATCAAGATTAGAGCATATGGATACTGGACAGAGTTTGATGTCAAAGCCACTGGTGAAGGCAAACCACTGGAAGATGCTATAGTTGACAAACTGGGAAAAAATGATATAGTTTGGGACAAATCTGATTTTTATGATCAGAGAAGAACATGGTTAACATACGAGGAGATTGTAAATGATAACAGACCTTTACAAACAAAAAACGTCCTTGGAGTTGAGCTGGCAACAAGAGTATAATAAACACAGTAAATACACTCTTGATATGGTCAGAATTGATAGCAAGATAAGAGAAGTTATCAATGAAATTAAGCTAGAAGAAGCTAAGATTGCTAGCAGAGAAAATGCAATTGCTGATTCGGCTCCACAAGTTTCAGTAGCTACTTAATAAAAAAGCTACATCGTTGAAAATTCATTTCACATTATAGGCTCTCTTGCACTCTTTAAAAAATAAGAGTATAAGTTCCTTACTATACAATTATAATTTGGTATATAGACGCGTATAGTCGACGGCCTAGAGACTATATATCATAAAACTAGGAGGATATAATTATGGCAAAAACAAACTTTTCGGGACCTATAACAACAGGACCGATACAAGTAAACACGGGAACAACAATTGGCGAAAACGTAAGAGACGCTTCTTTTGTTTCTAACATGGCTTCGTTTCCATTAAGTTATGCTAACATGGTAGTAACTACGGACGCGGACAAATTAGCTGTTACAGGTTCTAACGGAGCAAGTACAACTTCTGTTACATTTTTAGATACAACACAAAATGTACCAGGAATAACTGCTGACGGTGGATTTGAAATGGCTTCTGTAATAACTTTAACTTCAGCTGGTAATGACTCTGCAAGAACTGCAACTATTACTGGAACTGATGTTTTAGATAATGCACAGACTGAAGACTTAACAATGGCTAACGCTGATGTTGCAACTTCTGCTAAAACTTACAAGACTGTAACATCAATTGCGATTGATGGTTCTGGTACTGCAGGGACTTTATCAGTTGGTGTGATCGAAACTGGATTAATTTCTATCGTAGCTAGATCATTGTTCAATGAATACCCGTTAGGTCAATCGTCTACAACATCTGGTAAAAACTTAGCTAACAATATCGTAATTCCAGCTTTTTCTAGAATTATGGATATTAGATTTGTAGTTAATACAGCTTTTGATACAGCTGGTCTTGACATGCAAATTGGTGCTAACGTTTCGCAAGCAGCCGGTGCTACTTTAAATAGTTTAGACACTGACTACTTTGCGGGTGATACTGATAACGATGTTAGCGGTATTGCTTCTCATCACATTCCAACTGGAATGGATCAGAGTTCTGCTCAAATGAAAAATTGTTTGAACGTTTCTGATGATGATGCAGCTGGTTATGAAATAGACAAAGCGGTTGTTGTTACTGTAAAAACTGATGATGCTTTAACTGCCGGTGACGGTGTTTTAGTAATGCATTGGATACAAAAAGCTAACGACGCTAATTAATAAGTAATGATTTGGGTCCCTTCGGGGACTCAAATTAAATAGGAGAAAAATATGTCAAGTTCATTAACAACAGTTAAACAAACTATACCTTTAACGGCAGATGGTTTAGCGCAGAAGTATGTTAATACAACTGCAACTACCATTACTAAAGCTAGAATTATGAGCGTTTATGGCCAAGCAACTGGAGCTGACGCTGAAATAAAAATTTATGATGAAGCAGATAGTTCTAAAACAGCTTCTAAATTAGTGTTTCATGCTAAGTTTTCAAATGCAGATAACCATGGTCAAAATTTTGATACTGCAGGTCAAGGTATCAAATGCGATGCAGGTATGTATGTTGATTTAACTAATTGTGATTTTTGTACGATCATAGGCGCATTTACATAAGAGAGGTAGCCAATGGCAAATACTACTTCGGGTGCTTATACTTTTGATAAAACCTTTGCGATAGATGATATCATAGAGGACGCGTACGAGCGTATTGGTTTACAAGGTGTATCCGGCTATCAACTAAAAACTGCAAAAAGATCTTTAAACCTATTGTTTTCAGAATGGGGTAATAGAGAACTGCATTATTGGGAAATAGCTAATCAAAACGTGCCTTTAGTAAACGGTGTAAATACATACACTTTTTTTAGAACTACAGCTGACGGAACACAAACAAGTAGATTAAGCACAACTTTGTCTGCTGCTATTTCATCTACATCAGCAACAACTGGAATAACTTTAACTTCAATTGCTAATCTTCCTACAAACGGTTTATTATTAGTAGGTACAGAACAAATATCTTATACGGGTTTTTCATCTACAGAATTAACAGGAGTTGTAAGAGCAGCTAACGGAACTACAGCTGCCACACACAGTAACGGCGCAACAGTTAATCAATTTGTAAGTGGTATGGATGATATCTTAGAAGCTAATTATAGAAATTCTTCTAGTGTAGATTCTCCATTAACAAAAGTAAGTAGATCTCAATATCAGGCATTTTCTAATAAAACAGACACAGGTACGCCTACATCGTATTTTGTAGAAAGATTTATTGATAGAGTTACTATGACTATTTATTTAACACCAGGAGCATCTGAGGCTGGTAATCATATTAATTTTTACTATCAAAAAAGAATACAAGATGTTGGAAATGCATACACAAATGCTGCAGATGTTCCTTACAGATTTGCACCTTGTATGACAGCAGGTTTAGCATTTTATCTATCACAAAAATATGCACCACAAAGATCACAAGAATTAAAACTTTATTATGAGGATGAATTAAAAAGAGCGTTAGCAGAAGATGGTTCTGCTTCTAGCACGTTTATAGCTCCTAAAACTTATTACCCAGGAACATAATGGCATCATACGCACAAGGTAAATACGCATTAGCTATATCAGATAGATCAGGACAAGTGTTTCCTTACAGAGAAATGGTAAGAGAGTGGAATGGTGCATGGGTGCATACATCTGAATACGAACCAAAACAACCACAGTTAGAACCAAAACCTATTAGCGCTGACCCACAAGGTTTATGGAGAGCAAGACCAGCAAGAGTAGCTTTACCTACACCTGCAGTATTAGATTTAAATCCAATATCTACAACAAATTCAAATACTACAGTTACAATTTTTCAAGAACGACACCAAAGAAAAACAGGAGATTTCGTAAGATTGTATGATGTAAAAGAAGCTGTTGGTGGTTTAAGTGTAGCAGAACTACAAATGTCGACAACATTAAAGACTGCAATTAACACAACAGATACAACTATTGTTTTAAATGATTCGACTAAATTTCCATCATCAGGTTATATATGTATTATAAGCTATAACTCAGACGGTGAGGATCATTCTGAAACTATAAAATATACTGCAAACAATACAGGCACTGGTACGTTAACTGGTGTTACTAGAGGCTCTTCTGCTCCTTCATATGGAAAAACCCCTGTGGCTACGACTGCCAGAGAACACAGTGCTGGAGTCGAAGTATTTGGATCTAGAGAAATAACTATTGTGGAAGAAAGCTTTATAAACGATGCCAATGCTACAGAGACGTATAGCAATAAATTTACTTTTGTGGTAAATTCTACACCATCTAGCACACAAAGAGGTGGTGGATATTTTGTATTTGGAGGACCAGTAAACGATAGAGCTTAATTATGTCAGGAATTAGTTATAACACTTTAGTAACACAGATTAGAAACTACACAGAAGTAGACTCTAATGTTTTGACTACAGATATTTTAGAAAATATTATTTTAAATGCACAACAAAGAATATTTTATGATGTGCCTATAGATGCAGATAGACATGTACAAGAAGGTACTTTGTCTGCTGGCAACAACTCTATAAATGCTCCAGCAGGAGCTTTGTTTATAAGAGGCATAGAAGTATTTAATTCTACAAGTGCTACAACTGGCCCTGGTCAATGGTTAGAGAAAAAAGATCAAACCTATTTAGCTGAGTATGTAAATAGAACTACAGGACCAGAAGGTGGTGTAGATGGTAAGACAGTTACTGGATTACCTAAATACTACGCTATGTTTGGTGGTGCTACAGGACTAAGTGATACCACATCTGGGGCTATGTATTTTGCTCCTACACCAGATCAAGCCTACAAATTCAGAATATATTACAATAAAATTCCTGTATTATTAGAGTCTAGTAATCAGACTAACTATATAAGTTTGAACTTTCCTCAAGGTCTTTTATATGCTTGTTTAGCTGAAACTTATGGCTTTTTAAAAGGACCTGTAGATATGTTGACATTATATGAGGGAAAGTATAAACAGGAAATACAGAAGTTTGCGGGAGCACAAATAGGTAGACGTAGACGAGACGATTATACGGATGGAACAGTTAGAATCCCAGTCAAGTCACCGTCACCATAAGAGGATAAAATATTATGGCAATAACATCGGCAATAGCTAATTCTTTTAAAGTAGAGATTCTACAAGGTGGACACAACTTTAACGATTCAAGTGGTGCACCTACAGGTAACACATTTAAAATTGCATTATACTCTAGTAACTCTGCAACTTTAAGTAAATCAACAACAGCATATACTGCACCTGCAGATGCAACTGCTGATCCAACAAACACATACGAAGTTACACAAACATCTTCTGGTTACACAGCAGGAGGAAAATCTTTAACTCCAAGTGCAGATCCAGTTTTATCTGGTGACACAGCATGTGTTAAATTTAACGATATTTCTTGGACATCAGCTTCTTTTACAGCAAGAGGTTGTTTAATTTACAATTCAACAGCAGTTACAGGATTTACAACAAACAGAGCAGTTTGTGCTGTAAATTTTGGTGCTGATAAAACTGTAACTAGCGGAACTTTCACGGTTCAATTCCCAGCTCAGACAGCAGGCAACGCAATCGTTCAGATAGCTTAGGAGGGTTACCATGCCCGATGTATCTTCAGGATGGGGTCGACTTACCTGGGGTCAAGCCAATTGGAACGAAGCCACTACATTAAAAACAGGATGGGGAGCTAAATCTTGGGGAGATGGTGAGTGGGGTGAACTTAAAAACGAAACCATTACACTTACAGGATTATCTTCAACAACATCTGTTGGTGCATTAGAAATAGAATTACGACCTGGTTGGGGTACATTATCTTGGGGTATTAATGGTTGGGGTTCTGTAGAAGAAGCTAACGAAACATTACCAGCATTTGCATTAACATCAACGGTAGGATCTTTAACAGTAGACGATCAAGCAATGGGTCTTACAGGTCTATCTGCAACAAGTGCAATAGGTTCTTTATCTGTTATTGGAAGTGTATCATTAACATTATCAGGTTTAGGTTTAGTATCTTCATTTGGTTTATTATCTGTTGATGATCACTCAGTAGGTTTATCTGGTCAATCTGCAAGCACATCTTTAGGAACTCCTACAGCCACTCCAGAAACTCAAACAACGTTATCTGGGCTTTCAATAACAGGCGCAGTTGGTGAAATTGAAATAACATCGAATTTAATATTAGATATAACAGGTGTATCTGCAACTTCTGCAGTAGGAAGTATTTCACCAGCAGATGTAATGGGCTTAACAGGTTTATCATCAACATCTGCTATTGGTTCTTTGACTACGGTTCAAGTAACTAATGCAAGTCTTGCAGGATTAGGTTTATCATTAACTGCAGAAGTAGGGGCATTTAACGCTATTTTAGGATACAAAGATATCGATCCTATATTGACGGCTAGTTATTCTGATGTTACTAGAACGTCAGGAGCAAGTTATTCTGATGTAACTAGAACATCTGGCGCTGGTTATACGGATGTTGACAGTGTGGGCTAGATGAAATATATATTGACAATATAACTTCGAATAGGAGATAAGACGAAATATGGCATCAACGTATACACCTCTCGGTATAGAAAAAATGGCTACTGGCGAGAATGCCGGTACATGGGGAACAAAAACAAATACTAACTTAGAGATCATTGAACAAATATCGGGTGGCTATAAAGTACAGACTTTAAATGCTGGTGGAGCAGGAGCTAATACTACAGCAGTAACTCAATCAGATGGAGCAACAGGTTCTACTGTTGCAACAAGGGTAATTATTTTAGGTGCAGAATCTCCACAAACAATATCTGGAAATAAAATTATAACTTTTCCAGTTCTTACAGAAAATTTCTATTTAATGAAGAACAGCACGTCAGGTTCTTACACAGTACAATTAAAAGCAGCTTCCGGATCAGGCGCTACAGTAACATGGGCAACAGATGACAAAGGTTGGAAGCTAGTTTATTTTGATGGCGTATCAACAAACACAGGTGTTTATGATGTAGGTTTTGGAGCAGCAACTTCTCCAGGTGGATCAAATACACACGTACAATTTAATAACTCCGGAGCGTTTGGCGGAGATGCAGACCTAATATGGACTGCAGGAACAGGTTTAATAATTAATTCACAGAAAGAACTAAGATTGGCAGACTCTGACGACTCAGCTTACATCGGACAGAAAGCTGCCGGCACCACTACTTCATACACAATAACTTGGCCAGCTGCAGTAGCAGGTGGTAATGGTTATGTATTGAAGTCAACAACTGCTGGTGTTTTATCTTGGGCCGAAGAAAGCGCAGGCGGAACATCATGGCAAGCAATTAAGACGGGCACCTATACAGCGTCTGCAGGAGAAGGTGTTTTTGCTAATACAACGTCCTCAGCATTTACAGTAAATTTACCATCATCACCTTCATTAGGCGATGAGGTAACCATTGTAGATTATGCTGGAACGTTTGACACAAATAATTTAACGGTAGGAAGAAATTCTCAACCTATCATGGGAACAGCCGCGGATTTAACTGTAAGCATAGAAAGAGCAGGCTTAACTCTTGTATATGTTGACGGTACTCAAGGTTGGCTGCTCAAGGATAAATAATCCATGGCTGGCTATAAAGAAATAAAAGGATTTGACGTTCAGTCAAAATCAGTAGACCCCACACCTTACGCACAAGCATTATCTGATAATCCGTATGGAGGAGTTTGGTCTAGTGGTGGTAGCATGGGTACTGCTCGGTACACTCATGGTGGAACTGGAACACTAACGGCAGGTCTTGCCTTTGGTGGTGATCCTGGTGATATATCTAATTGTGAAACTTATGATGGTTCAGCTTGGGCAGAAGTAAATAATTTAAACACAGGAAGAAATGGTCTTTTTGGAATTGGAACTCAAACAGCATCTTTAGGATTTGGGGGTACAGATGGATCTAACACAGCTAAAACAGAAAGTTGGAATGGTTCTAATTGGACTGAAGTAAACGACATGAATACTGCTAGAAGATTTTTAGCAGGAGCTGGAACTAACACAGCTGGTTTAGGATATGGAGGATACGTAGGACCTAACACGGCTGCAAATGAATCGTGGAATGGTTCATCTTGGACTGAAGTAAATGATTTAAACACTGCAAGAAATGATTTAGGTGGAGCTGGCACTCAAACAGCAGCATTAGGATACGGAGGAACTGGTCCAGGTACAACAGCAATTACTGAGTCTTGGAATGGTTCTACTTGGACTGAAGTAGGAGATTTAAATAGTGCAAAAAAAGCTGGATCTAATTCTGGAACTCAAACAGCTGCATTAATGGCCGGTGGTCAATCAGCTCCTGGACCTAATATAGCAGAAACAGAATCTTGGGATGGAACGAGTTGGACTGAAGTAGGAGACCTTGCAGCAGCAATAAGATCAAATAAAGGAACAAGTGCAGGAACTAATACAACTAGTATGTCTAATGGTGGTGGACCTCCTGCAGTAACAACTACTGAAGAATGGACTTTTTCAGGTATAAATCCAGCAACAACCCCAGCACTAAATTATTCAGATGCTATTGTTGGAGACCTATATTACAATAGCACTACTGGTCAATTAAAAGCAATTACAGCGGGTGCAGGCTCTTGGTCAAGCGGCGGAAGCATAGGATCTGCATCGGCAGGTCGAGGTGCGGCTGGACCATATACAGCATCAATAGCTTTTGGTGGTACAGGATCTCCTCCTACTGCAAACCAAGCACTTACAGAAACTTATAATGGAACGTCTTGGACGGAAGTGGCAGATTTAAATGAAGGTAGATTTATGTTTTGCCCTGCAAAACAAGGAACTCAAACTGCAGCGTTAGCTGCAACTGGAACAACTGGACCCAGTGATACTGTTTCTAATGAATTATGGGATGGTTCAAGTTGGACAGAAGTTAATAATTTAAATTCAACTCACGCTTTCTCGGATGGTAACGGAACATCTACGGCAGCTTTAGCAATTGGTCGTGGCCCTAGTCCTAGAGCGTTTGTTGAGTCTTGGGATGGAACTAACTGGACTGAGGTTGGAGATTTAAATGAAGGAAGATATTTTTTATCAGCTTCAGGAACTCAAGCTGCGGGACTAGCATTTTCTGGAGACCCAGGAGGTCCTTTTACTGCAAACACAGAAAGCTGGGATGGATCTAGTTGGACAGAAGTAGCAAATTTAAACACAGCAAGATCTACAGGTGGTGGTTTTGGAACACAAACTTCATCCATTATGGCAACTGGTTATACACCTACTTTTGTTGCCAATACTGAACAATGGGATGGAACAAGTTGGTCAGAAGTAAATGATGTCGCAACGGCTAGAAACAGACCAGGAAGTAATGGCGCAACGGGTTCTCAAGGTATGATTGTTGGTGGTCAAAATCCTAGTGGAACTTTAACAAATGTAGAAGAATGGGTTATTCCGGATTTTGTGATTAATAAAGTGACAACAAGTTAATTATGATTTATAAACGAGAAAAAGGAGGACACAACTATGGCGTATAAATACTGTACAGCGACGAACTGGGGAAAAGACTTTTTTACTCACGAAGAGAGAAAAATGTTTCATCTTTCAGGTCATCCTGGTGAAGTATGGGTTGTAGGCGATAATCTTTACGGTGATCAATGGATCAGTAAAGTAGCAGGTGCTATTAAATCGAAAGATGAAGCACAAGCTATTGTTACTGGTGAAATCGAAGCAGCACAAGCTGCTTGGGATGCATTGTCAGCTGAAGAACAAGAACGTCAAGGCTCAAGACCAGTTACATATAACCTACCATAGTAATCTTTTATTATGGCTAAGTACAAAGACATAAGTGGATTTACAGTTCAAACACTGTCAAGCGATCCTGTTGCATCTCAAGCAGCTGGTGGGGCTTGGGCTAGTGGTGGAAATTTAAATACAGGAAGAGGCGCTGGAGGTGGATGTGGAATCCAAACTGCTGCTTTATATTTTGCTGGTGATCCAGTAGGTTCTGCTGGTGCTTTAAATGAAGAATATAATGGAAGTTCTTGGACAGAAAAAGGTGATTTAAATACTGGTAGAGGAAATAATTTAGGTGCTGCTGGAACAACTACAGCTGCTTTAGGGTTTGGAGGATATGGTCCTAGTTCTGTTTTAGCTAACACAGAATCTTTTAACGGCACTGCTTGGACTGAAGTAAACGATTTAAATGAAGCAAGACAAGCTCTTGGTGGTTGTGGAACTCAAACTGCTGCTTTAGCAGTTGGTGGACAACCTAGACCTCCTATAACTGCAAATACAGAATCTTGGAACGGCTCAAGTTGGACAGAAGTAAATAATTTAAATACTGCTAGAGAAGAATTAGAAGCTGTAGGAATAACAACAAGCGCGTTAGCGTTTGGTGGTGGTTCTCCTCCTATAGTTGCTATAACTGAAAAATGGGATGGTACTTCTTGGACAGAAGTATCTGATTTAAATACTGCTCGTAGATCTTTGGCTGGAGCAGCATCAGGTAATACTGCCGCTTTAGCTTTTGGTGGAGACACACCAGGTGCAACTGCTGTAACAGAAAATTGGGACGGGACTTCTTGGACTGAAGTTAGTGATTTAAGCACAGCTAGATCTTCATTAGCAGGAGCAGGAACAGGTCCTGCCAGTGCTTTAGCTTTTGGAGGAAATACATCTCCAAAACAACAAACAGAAGAATTTACAGCACCTGCAGTTTTTAGCAAATTTAATGAAGGACAAGTTTATTATAACTCTACTTCAAATACTTTTAAAGAAACTACTTTTGATGTGCCCGGTGCAACTTGGGCTAGTGGTGGAGCGATGAACACTGGAAGATCTAATCATTTTGCTTTTGGATCACAAACAGACAACGTTGTTGGAGGTCCATCACCAACAGCAAATTCAGAAAAATATGATGGCACTTCTTGGACAGAAGTTAATAATCCCAGCAATCCAACTTCAGAATCAGGGTCAGCTGGAACTGGAACAGCGGGAATAAAATTTGGAGGAAATACACCAGCACCTGCAAAAAATAAAACCGAAACTTGGGACGGAACTTCATATACTGAAGTAGCAAATATTAACACAGCAAGAACAGAATCATCAGGAATTGGAGTACAGACAGCGGCTTTTATGATTTCAGGTAGAACAAGTCCTGGGTCTTCAGGATGCACAGCAAACGTTGAAAGTTGGGATGGATCGTCATGGACCGAAACAACAGATGTAAATACAAAAAGAGGAAACACTGGAAGTGCTGGCAATACAAGTTCTGGAATATTTTTTGGTGGTAAAGAGGGATCACCTCATCTTGCACTTACAGAACAATGGAATGGGACGTCTTGGACGGAAGTTTCAGATTTAAATCAAGGCAGACAATATATTGGTGCAGCAGGTCTTAGCGCAAATTTAGCATTAGGTTTTGGAGGCAACACACCAAGTGTAACAGTGAACACAGAAAGTTGGAATGGATCAGCTTGGACTGAAGTAAATAATATGTCTTTTTCTAGTGCATCTAGAAAAGGGACACCATCTTCATCTTCAGTGTCTAGTTTAGCCAGTGGAGGAACACCTGGTCCTGGAGATGCAACAACTACAGAGGAATGGACAGCTTTATTGTCTAACAGAACAATAACAATAAGTTAATTATGGCAAATTATAGAGACATAAAAGGATTTAAAATAGCAAACTTTGAAAGTGACCCAGTTGAAAATGTTGCATCTTGGTCAGCTGGCGGTAATTTAAATACTGCACGAAGAGCTTTAGCGGGTGGTGGCACACAAACTGCAGGATTAGCTTTCGGTGGTTACGACACTAATCTTTCAGCAAAAACAGAAGAGTATAACGGTTCATCTTGGGCTGAAGACGGAGATTTAAATACAGCCAGAGCTGCTTTAGCAGGATGTGGAGTAATACCAGCAGCCTTAGCTTTTGGTGGAGGTTCAACAACAACTGAAGCTGTTGCAGAAGAATATAACGGTTCTAGTTGGACAGAAACAGGAGATTTATCTAATGCAAGAGATCAATTAGCAGGAGCTGGAACACAAACTGCAGCGTTAGCTTTTGGTGGTGCAGGAGTTACAGCTTCAACTGAAGAATTTGGTGGTTCTTCTTGGACTGCAGGCGGAAATTTAAATACTGCAAGACGTTATCTAGCAGGGTTTGGTTTACAAACAGCAGCTATTGGTGCTGGCGGAGCAGAACCAACTATAACTGCAAAGGTAGAACAATACAACGGCTCCTCTTGGACTGAAGTTGGTGATTTAAATCAAGCAAGAAGAGAACTATCTGGTTCAGGAACTACAACTGCAGGAATAGTATTTGCAGGAGGACCTCCTGCTTACGTTTTAACTGAACAATGGAATGGTTCAAGTTGGACAGAAGTTGCCGATTTAGGAACTGCAAGATACAGAGGAGCTGGGTCTCTTCCAGCACCTTCAACATCTACATTAGCGTTTGGTGGTACAGCGGGTGGAAATGTAGCTAATACAGAAGAATTTTCATTACCACCTCCAACTTCAAAAATGTTAGTTGATGGTGAAGTTTGGTATAACACAAGTGCTACAAACGTGAAATTAGCTGGAACTGCAGCAGGAGTACCAGCAACAACATGGTCATCTGGTGGCTCTTTAAACACAGCTAGAGATCTTGGTGCTAGTGGAGGTGCAAGTAATACGTCTGCTATATTTTTTGGTGGTGCTCTTCCGCCAGGAGCAGTTGCAAACACTGAAACTTACAATGGAACTTCATTTACTGAAGTTAACGATTTAAACACTGCTAGAGCATATCTTGGAGGAGCGAATGCTGGTGCACAAACTGCTGCTTTAGGTTTTGGTGGTGGTTCACCTTATAAAGCTAATACAGAATCTTGGAATGGAACTTCGTGGACAGAGGTAAACGATATGAATACTGCTAGAGAATTTGTAGCAGGATCTGGAACTCAAACTGCTGCTTTAGGAGCAGCCGGATATGGTCCGCCTCCAACAACAACTAGTAATAAAGTTGAAAAATGGGATGGAACAGCGTGGACAGAAACAACAGAAGTAAACACAGCTAGGTCACAAGCTTCTGCAGTAGGAGAAGGATATCAATCTTTATTATTTGGAGGAGATAAACACCCTGCATCACCAAGATTAGCTAATGAAACAGAGTCTTGGGCT